TAATTGCGGACACTGGATCAACTGACAAAACCGTAGAGCTTGCTAAGTCGTTAGGCATAAATGTAATCAATGTTTTAGTTAAACCCTGGCGCTTTGATATGGCTAGGAACGCATCTTTAGCCGCAATACCGGCAGACATAGACTACTGCATTGCTTTAGACATGGACGAAGTTCTGCTCCCTGGTTGGAGATCTCAGCTAGAAAAAGCCCTAGCTGAAAAAACCACTAGACCTAGATACCAGTACACCTGGAACTGGAAAGATGCAGAAAAGACTATCCCCGGGCTTCAGTACGGCGGAGATAAGATTCACTCCAGATTTGGATATAAGTGGAAGCACCCAGTTCATGAGGTGCTGGTCCCATATGGAGAAACTAAAGAGACCCAGTCCTGGGTCGGGCTCGAGATACATCACCATGCGGACGACTCTAAGCCTAGATCTCAGTACTTACCACTACTAGCTCAGGCGGTCCAGGAGGACCCAGAAGACGATAGAAATGCCTTCTACTACGCCAGAGAGCTGTACTTTTATGGACGCTTCCAGGAGGCGCTGGAGGAGTTTAAGAGGCATTTGGAGCTTAGGAGGGCTACCTGGGCACCAGAGCGGGCAGCATCCCTAAGGTATATAGCAAAGATAGATCTAGAAGATGCCGAAAGCTGGCTACTAAAAGCGATAGCTCAGGCACCTGGAAGACGGGAGCCTCTAGTTGAGCTAGCTCAGACCTACTACACCAAAGAGCTCTGGGAACCGTGCTTAGAGTTTGCTAAGAAGGCTATCGAGATAGAAGAGAAGCCTCTAGACTACCTCTGCGAAGAGTTTGCCTGGGGGTCAGTCCCATACGACTTAGCTGCTATCGCTGCGTACAATTTAAAGCAATATGATGCTGCACTACAGTTTGGAGAGAAAGCTGTGGATCTGTCTCAGAGCGATCAAAGATTGCTAACTAATCTGATTTACTATCGTGCTGCTGTTGCTTCTTAGCCTCTAAAGCAAAATAAGCGTCTACTGCATTAGCACTTGTGCGACTTTGCCAAGTAAATTTACATTTAGTGCAGGTTACTACTCTCATAGTGGACCATCGCCCTCCGTCTGGCCGATCAACTGTAGAGCTTTCTAAGTATTTTGTTTTTGCTTTGCAGCCCGGGCATAACGGGAATCTTTTGTGACGCATTTCTTGACCCTCCCAGTTGACTGAAAGAGTTCGTCTAATGTCTTTGTAATCTAGTCCACCCCAAATACCCCAAAGCTGTTTCTCATTGAGAGCCCACTGAGCGCACTCTCGTCTGACTGGGCAAATACCACAAAGTTTTTTTGCCTGATATTGCTGTGCTGGTTTATTTGCAAAAAAATTATCTATAAATTCTGCATTTTTAGGCTTAGCGCACTCCGCGTCTTCATGCCAATCTTCTGAACTAAACAAGCTCCGGCACCTCGACAAAAGTTACAGATACTACTTTGTCTAAAGCAGAACCAGAGGAGTCTAGCCCGTCTTCAGCGCAAACTTCTTCGTACATTGCGCCACTAGAGGTTCCTACCCACCCCTGAGACACAAAGCCAGCATCTATAGCTCCGTATGCCTGAGCAAGAGAGTAGACAATACCATCTCTTTGAATAGAAGAAGCCAAAGCTTTGCGTACAACTTCTTCTTCTAGATCAACGTGGTCTTCAGTGTAGTAGACGATGGCATAGGGAAGTTCAGGACGGTAGCCTTCACCCTCCCAGATGGACCAAAGGCACTCGCCGATTCTAGAATCTTTCATACTACAATTCTAGATCTGAGTGCTACATACTATACCGTATACTACAAATTAAACTGGCCAGACATATTCGTAGGTTTCTGGCCTAACCCCACAATCTTCGGGCCACTTAAACTGAGAATACCACTCGTAATCTTTATTAAGCAACGCTAACCTATGACTAGAGGCTACTTGAGAAAATAGTTCACTAGAAGATATCCACCGAGGATTGCAAGCTGTTTCAGGCAGTAGTCCTAGATTTAGAGCAGTGGACATAGTAGCTTTTGCTTTGTCGCCAATAGTAGATTTGTAGCCACGCTGTTTCCACTCTGCAACCATAGCTTGGATATATAAGTAGAGTGCGGTCTCATGACCTTTCCACATTTTTACAGCCGGGTGATTTGACCAACCCTTAGAAACCCTATGTTGCCCTTGCGGATCAAGCTGTAGTAGATTCATAAGAATTTGCCAACCCTCTAAGGCTTGCTTATTGAGGCGTTTGTTGTCTAGCACCTTTGCTATGTCTTCAAACGAGTTAGTAACGGGAACAAATGTTTGCATAAATAGCTCCTTTCAAAAAGCTATTTAGAATATACCTAATGTCAAGAAAAAAGTCAAGTAAGCCTAAAAAGGCTTTACAACACTCTGTTTTACTGACCCGTATACTGTGACGACAAGTTTAGGGCTATCCATATTTTCTTCAATTTCAGTTAAAGTTTTTCCCTCTGGATATGAGACTTTAAGCTCTAGACTAACTTCGTCTAAAACATCATTATCGGGTATCTCAAGAAAAGATCCTACTTCCCTAATTGCAAGTTCTTTTGCTTCAGTTATGTTTTTAGCTGCAATTTTAAGCTCAAAACTTGTTCTCATTAGTTAGCTTTTCTAAGTCGTTTTTCTAGCTTGTATGGGGAGTAGTGAACGCCCTTAAGTGGCGGGTTTTTGCCGTCAGTGTCGTTAAAAATTACGTCACCATATCTAACGCCAACTACTACTCCGCGTCTTCCATTGTGGATAGTGCCTAGCTTCTCTAAAAATGCATCTTGCTTGACTCTAACAATGTCTCCAACAGTAATACTTCCCGGTTGTAGATCAATCCAGTAGTAATTATCTTCAGACTGCTCTTGAGTCAACGGCTCACCTAAAACTAGTTTTGGGAACACCTCTAAAACTTCTTTAAGGATGGCTGGAGACAGCGCTGGCAGCTCTTCCCAAGTGCTTAGCAGCTTGAGTATCGCTTTACCTGACCCGACCTTAACTTTGGCAGTCTCTAGCTGCTGTTTTATCCATTCATGGTTTAATTCTGGCATTTATATCCTCTCTAAGCTTAAGTCTAGTATAGCCTCTCTAAGGCTATCAATTGACTGATTTTTAGTTTTTATGGAACTACGGTATGATTCCAACTGGTTTTTTGCCACCGACAGCCTCTCTAGTGGTGACATTTCTTCAATCTGGTAAGCAAGATAGGACCAGGAAGGATCAAAGTCCCTAATAGTTGTCCAGTCTGTGACAATTGGTGTGTTTGAGTTAAGAGCCTGTATATATCGATAGTTCCACCAAGTCCCAAGATTCCTATCCTGAGGTGGAACTAGTAGCCCTAGAGAGTCTTTTATTGTCTTTAGTGAAGTCTCGTCGTGAACTACTGTCTGAATTAGAGGACGAAAAATAAATGGGTCCACCTTTTTAAGCCATTTTCCGTCACTAGGCACTACAGACCAAAACGGGGCTTTCTCTGACATATCGATGGGTTCCGGGTTTATTAACATAGAGTCAAGATTTAGACCAACAAGTCTTTTTTCTAGGCTGAACCCTAAAGATCTTGCAGCAACAGCAGATTCGGTCCAAGGTAGGGCAGGATAATAAGTTATAGGCCACACACTAGAGTCAAGTTTTTCGGCTGCAACCTCTATCTTAGTGTATTTTAAAGAATCTTTTGCACGTTTGTATTCAGCTCTTTTTGAGTAAAAACGATCAAAGAGTCTAGAAACATCTTTTTTAATGTGGTTTATGCTGTTTTTATATTGCCAAATCTGTTGGCTATCAGCGACAAGACGAAGCTTCGGTGAGTCAAACATTAAACCTAAAACGTGCATAGCGCCATAGATTTTATTAGCGCTCATGGCTGTGGGTGGTATAAAACCTAAAAATATAAAGTCAAACTTCTCAAGATCGGACTTAGTCCAAGAAATCTTAGGGGTGGCCCAAGTAACTTCAGCAAACTCCCCTACAGCTTCTGCAAGAGTGCCAAAAAAACTTACATTTTCTCGTGGATGGCAGTGAGATGATGCCATCCCTGTAAATAAAACTTTCATGTCAATCCTTAGCTAGCAAAAGCGGGGCACCAATAAGATGCCCCGCCTAGCTATTTATTTAGAACGGCTCTTCAGCAGTTATTGGTGAAGATGGTGCTGGTGCTGCTGGTGGTGCTGGTGGTGGTGGTGGAACTGCAGCTCCAGCAGTTGTAGCTGAAGGAGTTGCAACAGCGCCCTGGTTTGGGAAGTAACGCTTGATTTCGTTACTTTCTGTGCCATTGTAGGTGCGCTTTCCAAGGGTTGCACGGAAGGTTCTACCGTTTAGTGCCTGCTCAACCTGAGCATTGCTAGGGTTTGCATCCCAGAAGGTACGTCCTAGTCCCATCGCGCTAGCCTTCATGAAGAACATGTTCATAGCCTTAGGGTTGTCGGTTGTGACAACTAGCTGATCCCAAACGCGACGCTTAGCGAACGGACCGCCTTGCACCTCGTTAGTTACCTTAAACATGACCTTGCCAGTCTTGGTCATAGTAGCTTCGGCTTGAATCACCTTCAGCTCGTAATCACCATCTGGTAGTGGTTCGTAGTTTGTGCTTCCTCCAGCATCGCCCGCTTTTTGAACGAGGTCTGCCCAGTTAATTGTACTCATTTACTTCCTTAACTTGATTTCTTACTTGTTGTAGCCTTCGCTCCGAAGACCATGTCGAGCATGCGTTCTACGCCGAGATCGCCCTGCTCTACGATTTTCCCTAGACGACCCTGAACACGTTCTCCGGCTTCATACTCAGGTGTGCGCTCAACATACATGCGACGCACCTGATAAGGAGGCTGAAGTGGATCTGGGTTTGGCATAGTTTCTACCGTGATAGCTCCCAGGATGTCGTAGAAATACGGGGCCTGAATTGCTAGCTGACCCTGCAGATAAGGACGGTATACGCCATCCTGACCCTTACGAGCCATAGCAGTCAGTACTACAGCCTCAAGAGGCTGAGTTGGGTGCATTGTTAGGTCACGAAGGTCACGAAGTAGTGCACCCATGTGGCGAAGTAGCTCGCCCCACTGCTGCATCTTCATTTGTTCGGTCCCTGCAATATTGTCCATGCACTTGACCTGCAACTCAGAGATTGAGTCGATGATCAAGGACTTGAACTGGTGCTTACCTGACTGAAGCCACTGGAAAGCTTTAATGACTACATCGTAGTCACGGACCTGGACCACAACAGTGTCCCAAGTCCCGTCTGCCTGTGGAGGTTCTTCAGTCAAAGGGTCCCAGTACTTAACATTGATTGGTAGGAAGCGATGGCCTCCCTCAACATCAAGCATTAGGCGTGGGTATGGAGCTGTTACAGCAAAGCTGGACTTGCCAACCTTTGATTCGCCATAAACCATAATTGTTAAACTGCGATCAACTGCATTACTCATTACTCACTTCCTTTCTGTTCACTTGATTGATAATAACCGTACGGGTCGGCGACCACGAACGCATCACTAATTGCTGCTTCGGCGGCGGAACCGTCGTCGAATAGCGGGCAAGTAGCGAAGAATTGGCACTTCCACTTGCAGTCCTTACTTGGAGTAGGGTATGCATTTTTGTAGTGGCTCTCTCCAGCATCCAACGCGTCGCGGACGCGTAGCATGTCTTCGAGTGTGCCTTCTAGTTGCTCTAGAAAAGCTCTTAATGTAAATCTGTTGTGGCGTACTTCAATCTGATCGTAGAACGGTGGCTTAGCATAAGCACCGCGCTTTACTTTACGAAGCATTGTGAA